TTTCTTTTCCTGACCTGATACCCAGGAGGCAGAATCATAATCCTTCCTCAACTGAAGAACCTCGGAATTGATGTTGTTTGACATTTTATTCATATTAATTAAATTACAAATATAATATAGTAAAACCATACAAAAATTCAAATAATATTAGAAAAATATTTAAATTTTTGTATGATTTATATTTATAACCAATTAATATTCAATTATTTTATAGATTTATACCAATCAGATTTTTTATTTAATAAATCAATTAATTCATTTATTGCGTTATCAATTTCAGACATTTTATTTGATTTTGCATTATAACACAAATTAAACTTTATATGTTTATCATCAATTCCTGTTCCTGGGTCTCCATGCGCATCAAAATACAAATGCCATTTTCCATCTTTTGGATTTTCTTCACCTGTAAATTTGTCTTCATACTTATAGAATGTCATAAAAAATTTGGTCATTTGTGAAAGATCCTTAAATACCATAAAAAATATCAATCGTCCATCACTATATAAGCATGCACCATTTTTTGAATCATACATATCTAATTCGTTCATTTTTTGACCCACTTCTAATGACTTCCCATAATCTTTAATATATCCAATATCTTCATTAGATACAATATCTTTTATTGTATCTGTTTTATTTTCATTTACATATGTATCTATAAATTGATAACCTTCAATAATTTCATTTATTGATTTCATTATTCTTTTACAATATACTTATTGTATAATTTTTTACCAAATTCAATAATCTTATCAGTATATTTACCAAATAAGAAACCTAAAGCAAATATAATAATTCCTTCTAACATAATTAATTTTTAAATAATGTTCTATTTTTACTTTTTTGTATTTGATAGCACCCCATATTTGTTGGATTTGTTGTTAATCCATGGTAATTACATATATAGGAACCGTTTACCATTTTTTTATATTCGTTGAAAAATTTACAATTGCCACATAAATCTGTATTCATTATTTTAACTTTAATATATTTGTTAAAACAACGAATTTACTTGAAAACTATTTTTGATTCTCTTTTGACATTTTCTATTGAGTCAGAACTATGCATAGCATTTTTCATATCATTCTTTCCCCATTTATCTCTTACTTTATCTTTTAATGAATCCATTTGTTCAATTGGATCCTCGCATTCTTTGTAACATTTTGCGCATAAGCATTCGCCTGATGACATATAATTACATAAATCATCATAGAAATCTTTTCCCTTATGCATCATATATAATTGTTCAGCTTGTTCTTTTGTTAATGTTAGCTTCTTTTTATCAAGAATGTCCCATTCATCTTCTTCTAACATTTCAAGCCATTTATCTTCATGTTCTAAAAATTCTGGTTTTAATATTACGAAAGAATTTACATAGTTTTCTTTCGATTCGTTTATAAAATCTTTTAATGATTTCATGCCGTACTTAATTATTTTTCTATATATTTAATAATAAAGGATTGCTAAAAGGCAATCCTCTTTATGATATTCTAATTATACTTGTATTCTTAAATTGATGTTGTATATCTCTATCTAATGAATATTTAACTGTTACTTGATAATAACCACGTTCATATTTTGCATCATTCATTGGAAGTGATATAATTGTCATTTCTCCATTAGAATCAAATGATGTATCAGTAGACATTCCTAATGACATTGGATGTATTTTCCATTTTGAACTTATACTTGCATTAAATGGTAATCTATCATTATTATGTAAATAACAACAAACAATATCATCTGTCTTAAATTGATTAAAACCTTCAGAAGTATTAAATTCAAGCCTATTCAATAAGTATTCTTCTGAACTCTTTTCATAATTCAATATATACTTATTCTTTAATATTTTCTTTTTATCTGCTTCATTACGAAGTTTCAAATCTTCATTTGTTCTAATCTTATCACAAGTTTCTTGTGATATATATAATCCATACCAATAATTATCGTCATGCATTAAATAGAAGTCATAATTCAAATATGTATCTAATTTAATTTCATCATCATATTCATATACACTATGTAATAATGTACTCTTTAATTCTTTATTATCAAAATATGTATCATATACATTAAATTTTAACTTAAAGAAATCATTATATAAATTGAATATATTAGTATTATCATTATCTCCATATTTAAATTCTTTATTCAAATATTTAACAGGAATAATTTCTTTTCCATAATCTTCAGCTTTATATGATAATCTTTGTTCTGTAGATACAATTTTTATTAATTTAGGAATAATATAAATATCAGTTCTATCTTTCCAATTAATATTGTTATCACTATTAATTGATATAAATACAGTTATTTTCTTTTCATTTCCAGTAAATTCAAATTTAGTTCCTATTTCTGTGTAATTGATAATGTTTCCTGTTTCATCAATAACTTCAACGTGCATTGTTGCATAATCTGAAATATTAGAAATAAATTCCATTCTATATTTACCTGAAATTCCAGTTAAATCTTTAACAAGATAATTCTTAAATTTATATCTTGCAATATCTTCATCTTGTGCATATCTATTTCCTTTGAAATTATTAAGATAATTATCTAAATTAGCTTTAATTGTTTCATATGAATCATTTTCTCCATATACATATCTTTCAATATTATTCAAATATGATGGGAATGATTCTAATGATAATTTATCCGCATTATACCAATACATTGATGGATTTTGTACTGATATTAAATGCTTATATGAATTATCTTGATACATGAATTTATCATCGTATCTTATCAATTCAATTATATATGTTGAATTGTTTATTTTAATATTCAAATAATACTTATTATCCTTTGTAGAAATATTTGATATATTTTCAACATTGTTTTCCTTTAAGTAATTCAAATAATCACTAAGTATATAAAATCTATTTCTAATAATATGAGCTTTATGATAATAAAATGTTACAATTAATTTATCATAATTTTCATTATCAATTTCATTTAATGATACATCTAATCTATTATCAAGTTCATCAAAGAATGCAATTGTATAACTTAATTTATTTGCATAAGGTTTTGTAAGATCATCCAAATCACATATTTCTTTATCATCAAAACAATATATATGTTCATTATCAATTTCTTTAATATAAATATTTAGATCTTCATAATCATTATTTAAGTTCTTTTTAAATATTCTATTTTCATAAAAATCATTTAATGTTTTATATGTAATTGAACCTATACATATTTCTTTACTTTCAATATAATATGCAAATTCTTTTGTATCAAATTCATATAAATTTGGTACATCCCATATATTCATTGCTGTTGCTCCTCTTATAGGATCATAACATTTACGTGCATCACGTTTAACATAAAATCCTAATCTATCTTTAATTTCAATAATTTGTGATGGTGAAACTGGCTTATGACCTTCAGCAATACTTTCAGGTTGAGACCAATATAATCCATAAGTATCAGGAAATCTTGTATCAATACTTGAATCTAAAATACCTTGTATATAAATTTTTAATTGTTCATCATCATTAAGATTTCTTGTTACACCATGTGTAAAACGTAATCCATCTATATGCATATCAATATTATTATGGAATATTAATATATTATTTTCTGTTATAATATTTTGATATATTCCAAATAAATGTAATGAATTTTTATATTTAGGATTATTTGGCAAATTAACTAATGTTGAATATCTTGAATATATTTTTTCACTGTTTGCATATAATTTATCATATATTTCATATGTTGTAATTATATTTCCACCATCATCAAATTCTTTATATGTATTATCAAGATAATCATATTTAATATCAATTGTATCATATTTTAAGAACTCTTCAGTATCTTCAGTCTTAAATAATACTTCTGATTCTATTTCAGATGCATTTATTATTTCATAATTATTATCATTATTTGAACTATCAAATGTTTCAGCCAAAATAAATATATCATCCTGATATGCACATAATAATACTTTATCATTATTATTAAGATAATCAGCAAAGAAACTTATATTGTAACCTATTAAATCTTTATGTATATATACTTCATGTTTATCTCCTAATGTATCAGTATATATAATGTATTGATAAAATTCACCATCTGTTAATGTTCCATCCATATATAACAAATTATGATCTAAATGATATTTTAATATTGTTTGAAAATTAACATCAAAATTTATTTCATTCATATCAACAAGTTGTTTATTATGCATATAAGCATTGAACATAACTTTATTATGTTCAGTATCTAAACCTCTTATTTGTTTGAATGGTGATAATAAATTATAATTTTCTTTGAAGAATTGATATATATGTTCAGCTTCTAATAAATTAAATGATTGAACCCAAGTTTCTTGATTCCATTCATTATTATCTTTATTTAAGTTAAATATGTTATAAATATATTCATTAACTTTTGTTAAATCATTTTTAATAAATAATGGTGTACCCCAATTTTCTGGGCAAACTAATATAATAGGATTATCAATATTAATATATTTAGGTTGTCCTTGATATGCTGTACTGTCATTTATATCTAATAATTTATCATCATTATATTCATATATATAATATAATTGGTCATCTTCATAATCCCAATTTAATGTCCAAGATAACTTTATTTCATTTCCATAACTATCAATTTCAGATATATAAGATTTATCAATGTTGTAACATACATAATTAGATGGTATATTAAAAATATATCCTGTAAATATTGTTGGTAATATGAATAATGAATAATCATAATCAATATTCATATTATTTATTTTATATGTATCGTTTGCTCCACAAAATACAATATTATGTAAACTTGTATCTGTATTATTTGTTATCTTACTAAATAAATAATTACGATCATTGAAATAATAACGATATTTAAGTGTACCAAAATCAAGTGTAGGATTATGTATTTTTAACTTAAAATTATATTCATACCATTTGTTATTAACAAGTAATTTAATCCCAAAATCATTATTAATCCAATATTCAAAATATTTTGTTTCAATATTATCTTCAGTTGATATAATATTTATTTTTTTTGGATATATAATAAAGTTTCTATATGATTTGTTTTCACATTGATAAAAATTAAAATGTGATTCATATAATGTTTCATTATTTGATGATTTTTGTAATAAAAGAACACAATTAAAATATCCTTTATTAAATTCATTTGTAATAAATTGAATAGGAATATTTACACAAGTATCGTTAAGATAATACCATTCTCTTTTATCTTCATCAATATTAGTAGTTCCTAATTCAAATTCATTAAAATATTCATCTATATAATGTATTTGTTTTGTAAAATAATGAATACCATTTCCTTTAAATTTTACTTCATTTTTATCATTTAATACAATTGAAGGTTCATTTTCAATAATATGTAAAGTATTTGTTAATTTAAGATTATTAGCAAATACTCTATATCCTAATGATGTTGAATGAATATTTAAGTGTATTGGTAAAAAGTATTTCTTATAATAATACGCAAGACATATAAGTTTAACACCAAGTTCATTGAAAGAAAAATCAAAGTAAGGTTTCCAATACCAATATTTTTCATCATCATTTTCAATAGGCATATCATGATTACCTATTTTGATTTTTTGATAATAATCTAATAATGATAACATTTTTGGTCTGTTTTCTCCATAGAAAAATGATTTACCAATATTTGTTCCACTTTGAATAGATGCTAATGTTAAATCATCCCAATTGTTTTCATCGTCATGAAAATTAAATGGATATCTTTTATCAGTTTCTTTATTTATCATTATCATTAATGATACAAATGCAGTAGCAATAAATGTTTTAAATGATTCTAATAGATCATTTGAAATATCAAAATAGTCTAAAATATATTGCTGCTTAAATTCATTATCAGTTTTTAATAATTTTGATATTGAAATTCTATCACCATATCCAAACCATTTTAATGAATCAATTGCAGACTTGAAATTACCAATATTACCTTTAATATTCATATAATTAAGCATATATTCCTTCATCTTTTCATTGAATAACGCTTCATTATATTCATCATTATATAAACTTTCTGCATATACAGATTTAAGGATATCTTTTGGTAAAGATATACCCATATTGCGTCCATTAATTATAAGTTCTTCATATTCATCAATAAATTCTCCACCAACTGATATATAACACCATTCATCAGTATTATTTGAATTGTTATGAATATGAATCATTAAGTTTGTTATCCAAGTACCTGCTTCTTTTACACAAGCAATTGGATAAATAGGAATCATAAGATAATTAATTTCTACAGAACCTGTATCATTTTGAACTGTTTTTACTTCTGTAGTCTTAACACAATAAAGGTCTTTATTAGTTAATCTTGTTTTTAAGAAACTGTATTTTTCATCTGTATCATTAAGCATATTTAAGTCAACATAATCTGTCAACTTAAAATCTTTGTTCGATATTGATTTTTGTAAATCACGAGAAGATATTAATTTAAATACATTAGAATTATTTGTATAAATTTCAATATCTAATGCTGAATTATAATCATCTTCTAAATCTTCAATATCAAAATCTTTATTTAATTCATATAATGCATATATTGGTTTAGAATAAAAATTATTAACAGATAACTTTGATGTATTGTTACTATCAATCCAAAATACATATGAATATTCTTCATATTCATAACCAATAGGTTTTTCATTATATGAAGGTAAACTAAAAATGTGACCAGTGTTATCTACAAATTCCATTAAATATAAGTTATTGTTTATTTACTATATATTAAAAATAATTTCTAATAATTAAACTTCTTATATTTATAAATAAAAAAGAGGTTCATATGAACCTCTTATTCGTACCAAGTTATATATTTGAATCGTTTTAATCTATCGACATATTTTAATAACATAATAATTCGTAAATCAATCAATTGTAAAAATGTAACAAGAATTGAATTACCTTTGAACAAAACTTTTGGAAGTGTCTTGCTCAATATACCATTTTTAGCATAATCATATTTATTGTTTCCAACAAATTCAAATTGTTTAAGTTCATCAGAACGATATGTTAAACTTTGCTTTATATCCATAATTAATTATTTATTATTGGACCACCTTCAAATGGTTCATCTCCTTGACTTATATACAAATGATCATTTTCAATATCATATAAACCTATTTCATTTGTTGCCACTTTCTTCACAGGTATTAAATCTCGTATAACTTTACCACCTTTTTTAATTTTCAAATAATATAAATCAGCAATAGTAAATCTGTCATATTTATTTTGATATTCTAGATAAGTACAAAATAATGTTGTTGATATATTATGACATTGTGATTGTGGTATATTATTTAATAAGAAATGTTTTTCATATAAAACTAAATTAGTTGTTCTTATTGTTCCTCCATATCCTCCTCCTAAATTATTTGCATAATATTTCTTATTATTATAAGCAGAATTACTAAATTGCCATTTTGCATATAAATATAAACTAGCTTTATATCCTTCACCTGTTGATGTCTCACGTCTTAAAGCAAATCCTGGCCATGATGAATTATTTTCCAATACTGAGTTTAATAATGTTGCTTGATTACCACCTTTATCTGAACAATACCAAGATCCACTACGAAATCTATCATTTATTATAAATTTAATATCAATTTCAATATCATCAGTATTTTCCATTAATTTACAACCTAAGTCGATATATTGTCCACCAGTTTGTGTACTGCTTATATATTCAAGTTGTTGATATTCTTGCATAAACTTAACTGTATTTAAGTTACTATTAAGATAAATATGTGGGCTAACAAAATTAGATTTCTTGTATGTTTCTAATTGAGCTTCATTATTAAATTTTTTAATATACTTCATATTTTAATTAATATATTTCATATTTATTAAATTGTATTACTATTAAAGAAGTAGTCGGCTGAGTGTTGTGTTCTAATATATTCGTCAATTTTATCAAGTTCTTCAACAGCCATATCATGGAATCTTTGATAATTAATTGCAACATTACCTGGCATCTTAAATTCATAAGAACCAATAATTGTTGCAAGACCTCTCATACCTAAAGCAACACAATATCTAAAGAAGTAATAGTTATTATATAAGTCTTGTATTTTACATCTTGTATAACATTGTAATATCAAATCTGAATGACCTAATGCACCAAGTATTACAAGTTTATGTGAGAATGCATTGAAATTAAATGTTAATGGAGAATCAAACATTGCTTTATATGTTTGTACTTCATATAAGGCTCCCATAACATCAGTCAAATTATATCCCGTACCTGAGCCAAATACATCAGATAAAGATCCGCCTGCTCCCGAAGCTAATGCAGAATTATTCAATATCATACGTTCAAGTGAGAAGTCTCCCATAATTCCATAATTGAAACTATCAGTTGTTTTATATACTCCAAATACAGCAACAATTCTTTGAGGTAATGTTATTGTATTATTTGGACCGCATCTACAGAAATCAATATTTCTTACACAATAATATCTTTCTTCAACAGCTGCATCATAGTCTTCCCAGAATTTTTGAGCTGCTTGTAAAATAAGTGGAGGAATAGCTGATGCAGGCAATGGCATAGGTAAAGCACAAGATTGTGTAATTTCTTGAATGATTCTTTTAATGAAATTATAATCCATTTGGTCTTCCATTTGAGCCTTTTGCTTCAAATATTCTTCCATTCCAACAGTATTTTGCTGATTTGTTTGAACACAATTAGTCATTTATCTATAATAATCTGTAATATTTTATATATTAAAAATAATTAAAATTTAGTTAAAAGACCTTTATAACATTTAAAAGATGTTAACTATATTTAAAGAAAAAGGATAAATAAAAATATCTCTTTATGATACGTGGCAGAATCATTATTCAATAATAAATTAGGAAATTATCTAAAGAAACTTAACGACCAATATAATAGTAAAGATAAATCATTAACAGAAATTCTTAAATCATTTAGTCAGATTAGTAGTGAATATAATGAATTAAATGAAGTTAAGAATCAAATTGAAACACAATATAGTTCAAATAATTATAGTGAATGTACTCCTGATGAACAGGAGGAATTTTTTTCTGACCAGTTACAATTTATTGAAACACTTGTTGTAAATAGTATTTATGAGAAGTCAGGTATATTATGGAACTGGGGAGACATTTATAATTTGATGAAAGATCCAACTTATAAAGGAGTTGAGAAGATTAAAAGAAAGGTTGTATATTCTTCATCTTCAAATCAACGTCCTATTGGTGATATGTCTTATAACATTTGGAATGGTCTTCAGATTATAGATATTGATATTAAGAATGAAGAACTTGCAAGAAACATTAAACAGTTCTTATTTGAAGATCTTAAGCAATATCATTGGTTTTTAGGTTGTTGTATTTCTGCATCAGGAAAATCATGTCACGTTTGGACAAAGATAACTCCAATTTCAATTGACTTAAATAGTAGAAGAATCGAATATATATGTAATTTTCGTCATAAGTATTCTTACATATATATTGTATTGATGAAGCATTCAAAGACTTATGGATATACAAAGGAAGATATATTAACATATATGGATATGGCTATGTGTAAACCACAACAAGGTATATTCATTGCAGCTGATGATAAAGCTTTACTCAATACAAATTTCAAAGATTTACGGCTTGATGTTAATTTTGAATCTGCTTTTCAAAGTGGAGTAACAAGTATTGACTGGATATCTCATCCTGACTTGAAAGATATATTTCATAAGCTTGAATGGTTTAATTTAACAAACAATACATCTGAAGATGTTGAAATAACAAATATATCAGGTATTAATGATAGAGATATATCAAAGAGTAAAGGTAAGAAACACTATAAGCACGCTCAACGTTGGCAGCTTGCAAATACATTGACTTCAATTTATGGTGAAGATAAAGCATTACAAATTATGATTGAAATTTGTGATGGTACATCAAGACGAGAGTTGGCAGGAGACGTAAGAACAGCTGCAATTCATGATAAACCAATTTCTATATGGGCTGTTAAAGAATTGAATAAAAATCATGGATTTAAATTAACTGTTAAAGCAGATAATACATTTACTGAAGAACAGAAAACTGAAGAGGAAATTAAAGAAGCAACAGTGGCAGGATTGGATCCAACAAAGATATTAAATGAATCTTCAACTTCAGTTATATTACATATGAAGTATAATCAATATCTCTCTGACTTAAAAGATGAAATTATTGCAAACTTATCTCATATAACATTGCTTGAAGCAGGTGCAGGTTATGGTAAAACTGAAATGATTAAGAGTCTTAAAGCAAAGACATTATTGATTCTTCCGTTTACATCAACTATTAAAGCAAAAGTTGAAGCTGATGAAAAGACGTCTGATTGGTTATATTTTTATGGAAACAAAAGACCTAATCTTGACGATATATTAGGAGATAGAAATATGTCAATGACAATTGATAAATTCTCTCGTCTTAATGTATTTGAACTTGACCAAGCAGGATTTGAATATATTGTAATTGATGAGTCACACTTATTATTTACAAGTTCATATCGTGATGTTATGTCACCAACTATTCAACGACTTGCAAATTGTAAAGCAAAAATTATTATGATGACAGGAACACCAACTGGAGAAATGTTATTCTTTCCAACTATCAAGCATATTAAGGTTATAAAAGAAGATTATAGAACTAAGGAATTTGAAATACACATGGTTCCAACAAATGTTGAGAAGTTTGTTGATATGTGTGCATCAATGGCAAAAGATATCGTTGAGGGAAAAAAAATATTATTCCCAACAAATAAAGGCAATCTTTATTTTGAACAAGTTGTTGGTCGTATTCAAAATGTCTTAATTAATGATTTCAAATATACAAAAGAACTTAAAGCATTTTATTATAAGAAGTCAAATTACGGAGAAGAGACAATGGAAACTATTAATATTGATAAATCCATAGGTCTTAATGATATTATATTCTGTACAAATTACTTATCTGTGGGTGTAGATATTTGTGATAGATATAAGTTTAGTGTATATTTCAATGAAACATGGATAGCACAAGATATTGAACAGTTTGCAAATCGTCTTCGTAATAATGATTTGTATATTAAATTGTTCTTGGAGAAAGAGGATTCAACAGGTGTTGCATTGAATTATAAGTATATAAGTCCTCTTGATTTAAGTTTCAGTGAAAAGGATTTATTATTTGCAAGAGACTTGATTCAAACTTGTAATGATATGCTTGAAAGAAACAATGAGGAATCAAAATATAATCCTCTTATTCAGTCTCTTTTGTCATCTAATAGGTATCTTAAATATGATGAAAATGACTGTCGTTATTATATAGATGAAACTACATATAAGCTTAAAGTATTTGAAGAAAGATATACTGAATATTCAAAGCAGCTTGAAGTATTGAAAACAGGTATGCAATATTACGGATATACAGTTAATGTTATTGAATCTAATCAAAGAGTAAAGGATGAAGTAAGTAATGAGGTTGATAATTTCTTAAAAGAATGTCGTCAATTCAGATATAATTACAACACAGCTGAAACATTCAATTTCTTGAATCATCTTAATGATGGTAATATTGATACATATAAGGAATTATTAAAAGGTTCATATAGTATATTCAAAGATGATGAATATAAAGTTGAAAGAGAAGAAAATAACTTATATGCAAAGGATATTGAAATACTTGAAAAGAACATACCAATTGTTATAGGTCTTTATAGATTTTATGATTGTGATACAATAAGAGATATATTCCAATATTGTGTTGATAAGAAACAAAATAGAATTAATTATACAAAGCTTAATCGTATAAGAAAGTTTGTTCAAATTGAATCTAATCGTAAAAGAAAGAGATTGGATTTTCCTGTATTAAAGTTTGTAAGACAATCACAAGATTGGGCAAGATCACATAGTGCAACAACAGAAATGGAGATTAATCAATATCTTGCTGATTATGCAGTAGGATATGCAAACTCAATTAAGGATGTTGTCGTGGAAGATAAAGAATATCTTGAAACAATATTTGATTTGACTAAAGAATTATGGAAAGTAATTATCTTACAAGGAAGATCTAAAAAAGGAACTATAGGTATTGTTCCATTTGAATTGTTATGGGAAAAGAAAACAGATTTAACAGATGTATATGGAGGATCTGAACAAACAAAAACATTCTTTATTGAGGAACTTGTTGATGATATGAAGGAAGATTATGATGAGGATGAAGATGAAATTAATAAACCATTTGAATTAACTGAAAAGAAGAGAATTGCAGATATCACAACAGAGTTACCAAATGTTATACATAGACCTTATGGTTATTATGAATACTCAGAAATGGATGATTCTAATACTCGATTCATGAAAAAGCAGGAAAATACAAATACATTAAAGGATGATATATTTACACAAGTAAATACTGAAGATAACAATAAGAAAAAGAAGAAAGGAGATGATATGAAGGATCTCTTTGAATCTACTGAAGAATAAATACTATTTTATTAATATATGTTAAAATATGATCCAATGACGGAAGCTATAAAACTTTGGTTGGAATACAGAGATAAAGATATTAATTACAAAAATTGGTGGAATATGAAAGATAATGTTGAAGGTGGAATTTTGAATAAAGACTTTATAAAGAAACATTTACAAAGAGAAACTGAGCTTGAAGATAAAGTTTTTGAATTAGAAAATAAAATAAAAGAGTTAAAAGAATTTAAAACAAAAGCATTAAAAGAATCTATTGGGGTTGATGATATTGGGGCAAGATTATTAACAAAAATTGCAATGAGAATGCAAATACAAATGCCTGAAATGTCATGGGATATTGGTTCTAATTCTATTGGAAATCGTAGTATTTATGCAGGCACCGCAACATTAAGTGTTGATGATGTTTGGGTAGATGGACAAGAAATAGAATATTTAAGAGAACTTGCAGCTCCTACGTTAACATCAGTAATTGATAATGCAATATCATCTAAAGTATCTGCTGATATATCAACAACACAACCAATGAATAATTATGCAGCCGATAGAGCTGATGCGGGGCCATCAATGTATGGATTAGGTGGGTCTAATTATAAAACATTTAATGCAAAAATTTGGTAAATATATTATGTTTATAAATGAATAAAGATAATCCTCATGGATTAGCCTCAGATTTTATAAAGAAACAAATTAAAAAGAATACAGAACTTGAAAATCAAATATTAGAACTTCAAGAACAAATATCATTATTAAAAAGTGAACCTGATAATGATTATGGATTATATCGGAGTATATTAGATTTAATTGTTCCTAATCTTAAATTTGAATATACAGAAGAAGGATATCTTATTAAGATAGACCCACCATTAGTAATGCCATTAGAACATATAAATGAATTAACAAAAGAAGTACAAAAATATAAAGATAAAATAAAATGATATTTATTTTTCGACATTATGATTCTCAAAAACGAATAATTATATATGCAGAATCATATTTAGAAGCAAAAGAAGCATTATTTGAATTTAATCCTTATGCAGATAAGACATATAATATTTTAGAATATAAAAAATATGAAGTTGATAAATTGAAATATGGAGAAATATTAAATCTTGATATTGAAATGTTATCATATCCTCGTATATTATCTGAAAAGGAATTTGAAACAATATGTAGTAGTCCTGAGCATATCATTAATGATAAAGCATTCAATGATATTCATAATACTAAAGTATTAACAAAATCATTTGCAGGTGAAGATACAACATTAATGTCTACATCTGAATTTGTTAATGCATTAAAAGAAAATGCAGATCACAAACAAGTAACAAAGAAACAAATTAAAAAGATGCTTTCCATTGTTGGTGATATATGGAAACTTACTTATACTCCTTATAGATATACAGATGTTAATGGTGTTATAAAAGATACAGCATCAATTTATGGATTAAGTCGTCATCAGATATTAGAGATGTATAATAATCAACCACATAAACAAGGTTATGGAAAGCTTACGATTGAACCTATTATACAACCTAATTATAGAGAAGTGTTTGAATTAGAAACAAATGATTTTTCACAAAAAGATGTTGATGAATATAATATGCTTGTAAATTATATGAAGAAATACAATATCAAGAAAT